GGGTTTAGAATGAAACTTCCATCTTTGTTCCTCTTATAAAGTGGATCATTCTCTCCACTAACTGTTTTGTAATTTTCGACTGTAAGAAAACGGTTACGATCTTCCGCTAATAATACTGGGTATCCTTCTTTTACCTCAAATGTTTTTGAGTAGTTTTCGTATTGTTTCCAAGTAGCTGGGTCTCGAAGAATAGTTGGTTCAACTGATGATTTTAAATCTGCATAGTGTTTCCGTCCTTCAGGAGTAGAAAAATCAATTTCACCTGAAGCAAGTGCTTCTGGTAGATAATCAACAAATTTGTCTTTTGCCGTTTGCGCAGCTAATTCATTATCAATTTTTTGCTTCCGTTGTTGTTGCTCATATTTGAATTGCGTCTTGACCATGTCTAGACGTTTCTTCTGCATGGCATTATTAGCAGCACTATTCCATATAGCCTGTCCCGCTCTTAACCCACTCGCAAATGCTGATCCTGCGCTCATTATCCTAATAGTTTATCTGTTACTTTTCCAGTTGCCACCCCAGTTGCTAGACCTAAAAGCTGTGCCCCAATTGGTTGCTGATTAGCGGCGTAATTCATTCGAGAGTTGTACCCACTCATCATGTAGCTTTCTCCTCTTGCACCTGCATTTGGGTCTAATGCTAAACCTGTTTGAACTCCTACCGGGTTAAATGGTGACGCACCTGCTTGTGCTCCACTTAATGCTCCCATCTGATTTATTGGAGTGTTCCCACTTAAAAATGCAGCAGCATTAGCCAAGTTCTGTTGTTTCAAAGCCAAACCTGCGTAGCCTTTGCTCATGGCTTCAGATGCAACTGCTGCTGTCCCATAGACATTACCTCTAGATGTCTGTGCGTATTGTTCTGCTTCTTCCACTTGTGCATCCATCTCTGGAGACAATCGACCTCCTGCCAACAAACCTCGTTTAGCGTCAGCACCTAGCATCTCTCTGATTTCGTACCCGGTTGGATCTGCTGCTTTCAGTTCTTCCATTCGTTGCTGGACAAACTCTTTCCCATACTTCTTCTGAACATCGAGCATTGTCTTGGCCATTCTATCTGCTGATTCAGACGCAAACTCCATGTCTGCTCTTGTCGCATCAGCATCTGAGTAGCCTTTAAAATCATAGGTGACATCTTTGACACCAGTCTTATTGCCTTCTCCGTCAAATATTGGAACTTTTAGATCAATTTTTTTGCCAAACTTAGCGGCATTATTGATCATTTTCTTAATCGCTAATGTCTCAGCGTCTGCCCATACTCCGGCTTCGTTTGCTCCCGCCATATTTGGCGCATCTGGAACGTCTGGTGCATATGCGCCCATATCTAAAATTCCTCCTTCAGAAATAATTCTCTAATTTTTAAACTTATTTTTCTCATATGTTCGTTTCCTCCAGTTAAATATGCAACTAGCAGGACTAACTCAGTAAGTTGATCTCTAATAACCAAAGCATAATTCTTCCTGGTCTTGTCTCTTTCCATCCAATCATTGCTATCGATCCATGCGTTTAAACTTGTTAGGTGCAACGGAAGCAAAGAAGTTTTATGGGCGTGAAAGAATGGATTGCTTGGAAGATCAACTAATAACAATTGTGCCAACTTATACTTGGCGGCAGCATCAACCTCATTAGGCTTATCCACTAGATCATCAATGACTCTTGCGGTCTGCGATATAATAGATAGATAGTCCCAAGCGTCAGTGTTTCCATTGGAACTTAGTCTAATCGCTTCATGTACTTTCTCGTCGTAGGTCACGATTCTACCCCCACACTGTTAAGAAATCCTCCAGCATAAATTGATCTTAATGCCAGGTACTTGCTTTCTGTTCCAGCATTGTCTGATTGCTGGAATTTAAATTGTAGTTCACGGAACTCTGGGTACTGAGTCATTGAGTATCTGAACCTGGTGAGTAGTCCACTGCCTAATGTAGATGGAAGTGTAAAACTTAACCTCAATTCTCCTGTGCCAGTGTCTAGTTCATCAGCTAAATTGTCTGTTTGTTCTGCTCCATCGAGGATAACCCCAATATCAATAACAGCATTACTGCGATCAAATTCAAACTCGGCAAACTCAGCATCTTTACTGGTAGTCTGTTCATTGAATGTGAATGCTCTTGTTAACGCTTCCCAACCAGTGTCTTTGTATGTGGTTACTAGTTTATCTTGGAAGTCTGTATCTACTAAATTTTTATCTTCAACAAAATCCCGGTACTGTAATGGGTTGCCAACTTTATCCAGGCTGATTAAATACGGTTTGCCTCCACTAAACTGAGTAACTGCATACTGGTACGGATTTATTGTGCTAGATGGAACCCCACTTGTAATAGTCACATCTCCGTTCCAAACACCCATCCAAGATTGCGTGTTAGTGTTGTAAACTATTGTGGTGTTGTTGATCGTGCTTACCCCGGTTGGAACAGATAGTAAATACCTGTTGTTCCAAAAAACTGATGTGGCATTTTCTACCGCAGCCCAATTAATCTGATCAATAACATCTTGTATTGGGTAACTAATCACACCCACATCAGATGCCACCATGTTTTCTTCCATGGTCCGTCTAATTGATCTAACTCCTGTGCGAGAGAGAAAGAATAAGTCTTCTCCCACTTGGGCAATAGAACCATGAGAGACACATCCTGTGGTCGCTGAAATAGTTCTGATTGTGAAGTCTGATGTTTTAGGTGCAGACCCACTTGCAGCAGGTGTGCCCCCAGCATCAACGACATAGCAACTGTTCTTGCAAAAGACTACTACATTGAATCCAACCCAGCTTGCCAACCCCGTAACAGGATCACCTAAACCGACTTTGAATGGTAAATTAGATGTCCCGCCAAATGTAGTCTCATAGGCTGGAGTTATAGATGCATTACCGTCTCCAGCGTGACTGGGCACTATTGTAGGAAGAGATGTATAGCCACTACCCCCGTTTGTTATTTCGACTGAATCAATTACCCCACTTCCGTTTACAGTATATTTTCCTGCAAAACCTGATCCTCCCCCACTAATGGCACTAAGTGTGCCACCAGTATAGGTTGCTCCACCATTAGTGATCGTTAAAGATCCAATTGCTTGAGTGTAATTTGGGAGAAATTCAGAAACATATATTTGATCGTCGCTAGGTTGGTAAGCAAATATTCTGAAATTATTGTTAACTAAATATTTTGAATTAGTTGGTCCATCAGCTATTTCTTTTACAACAAAAGCAGACCCGCTGTTGTCCCAAGATATTTGACCAATCCTGTTGTTACCAGAATGACTACCAAAAAACAGTTTGTCAGCAATCTGACAAGTGTAAACCCGGTTAGTTGTGCTGTTTGTGAAACCAGTTCCTAGTCCTGACACACTAACAGTTCCACTAGAATTTATTGCGTATGCATTTGAGTTAACAAATGCAATTAATGCCTCTTTGGCATCAGTGTCATAATAAGCTAATGCTTGTGTGTTAGTTGAGGCTGATGAACTGCCTAACAGATCAGCAAACCGATGAAATCCTCGTCTGCTTTTTAAAACACCATTCTTTGGTGCATCTAAATCTTTAAGTGATTCTGCTTGAGATTCGTTAAGCAGATTCTCACGGAAGTTGCTTATCTGACCACCTACGAAACTAGCTTGACGGTCGTATTGAACCGGGTCATCAAGTCCATCGTTGTAGTAGACAGGCATATCTTAAAATCCCAAATCATCTCTGCTGTAACCCATGCCATATACATCAGGTATTAATCGAGTTTCTTTGGCAGACTGGTTGTTCTCCTGATCGCGAGCCACCTGCATTAATGCATTAGCTTGCTGGGTTTCCAACTGCGCTTTACCGAACTGCCTCGACCTCTTCAACATGTCACCAGTCGCAAAATGGATTAGTACATTGTCGATGCCACTGATCATTGGTGAATCATAGTCACCTATCATGGGCTGGATTTTCTTCTTACCAATGACATACAAATTCTTGGGATCGCTTGCATCATATTTTGGTTTATCGAAGAATTTAACTCTTTGAAATTTGCTAACATTCTCCCACTCAGGCCAAAAGAAGTACTTACTTGTGTCAGTAGCACTTCTAACCTGGACATGTCCTGTAGTGGTTTCTTTGCTTATAGAATGAACTGCTGACCATACATTCGATGTGGTGACACTAGAGGCTAGTGTTACTGTCTCTTTTTGCATGGTTAATTCCTGCCCGTATAGTTCGCCAACAATTGTGATTTTTTTACCGTTGTCAGAACTGTCCGAGGAAAGAAATTCAATAGCACCATAAGCAGGATCAAAATTGATGCCTGAACTATCAATAGTAGAAAACTGAGCAGTGTTTGCATCTTTCTTGAATGAATCCGGGTCAGTCATTAACTCGGTTATGAGTTGTGTTGGTAGCAGGTTCTGCTCGTTGTAACTGACACCTAAAATAGACTCAAATTTCTGAGGACAAACCATCTCATCAGCCAACTCACTTACAATTGCAGTTGCAGTTGCTCCATCTCCTGCTCCCCCGGTAAATGTTACTGTTGGTGCGGAGGTGTATCCTGATCCTGAGTTTTGGATGTAAACTTTTGCAACTGCTCCACCACCAATCTCACTAGCAGCAGTAGCACTGCTACCAGCACCCCCAGTAAAACCCACAGTGGGTGCGGAGGTATATCCTGATCCTCCATTGTCTAAAATAATCTGAGTTATCCTGCCGTCATATGGCAGTGTCATCTGTTCAACATCAATTGTCTCTCTCCATAACCCAGAGTTAATGATGTTCTCATGATGTTGCCGTATAAATTCTTTGCACCTAGCTTTGGATGTGTCATCCGTTTTG